CTTGATACCATCGAGAAGTTAGATGAGGCAGTAAGGTATTATCAGGAGCAGCAGAGCAAGCAGAGTGCCGACGAAATCCAAAACACGCAAAGGACGATCGACGCTTTGGAAGCGAAGCGAAAGGCGATGCAAAGAGGTATCGAAATACCATCAATGCAAAAAGAGATAGCCGAGATTAACGGACTTTCTAATCGAGAGTTTAAGATCAAGGTTAAGGGTATTGGCTTTGATGCACTAACCGATAAAATCCGGGAACTGCAAAAGCAGCTCAACGATACCAACAATCCGGTAACGGACGGACAGCGCAAGGACATCGAGGAAATGATTAGCACCTACGAACAATGGCGCAAATCTTCTATTTCTTCTTTCGACACCGTAAAGTCTGGTTGGAACGGCATCAAGGGTATTGGCGACAGCATCAACAGTATAACCGACGCTTTGGATGGCAACGGTAACGCATGGCAGAAAGTAACCGCTATCGTGGACGGCTTTATACAACTGTATGAGAGTATCAGCGCAATAGTAGGTATTATTGATATGCTAACGACCGCCTCAACCGCCCATGCCGCCGCAAAGACCGGAGAGGCAGCAGCCACAACCGCCACGGCAACCGCCCAGGGAGTTGAGACAGCAGCGCAGACGGCGGCAGCGGTGGCGATGATTCCGGTTATTGTCGCTAACAAGTTGGCAACAGCAAGCTATATGGAATTGGCAAGCGCAATGTACTTTGCCGCCCATGCCTCAATACCATTTGCAGGTTTCGGAATAGCAGCAGGGTTTGTTAGTGCGGCTACTGCAATGGTGGAAGCCGTGGGAGTAATGCCATTTGCAAATGGTGGTGTTGTTTCGGGGCCTACGTTGGCTTTGGTCGGTGAGTACGCCGGAGCGAGTAACAACCCGGAGGTTATCGCGCCACTTGATAAGCTACGTAGCATGATACAGCCGCAGGGCGGTATCGGTGGTAATGTTCGCTTTGAAATCGAGGGCAGAAAGTTAGTTGGGGTAATATCCAATACAACGAGAGTAGCCGCCAAGAGCGGCAGAAAGTCAAACTTTTAATTATTAGTTAATATGTATATACACGGCAGTTTTCTAAGTCAGCAGAGCGATACGATAACGGTACACATCGTTACCGGGAACGATCGCACGCAGACTATTGAAATAGGTACAGAAAAGGCAGATGTATATTTTAGCGAGGATCCGGCAGAAATCGAGAATGAGGTAAACGACACTTTCGATGTGCTTTTGAGAAATTCGGCTAAAATAAGATTGCTTTGCGGCAACCTGATTAAAGACCTTTTTAGTACCTCATGCCGTGATGCAGTCGTAAACATCTATAAAAACGATACGTGTATCTTTGCCGGGTTCATTGAGCCACAAACTTTGTCACAGCCATATAACGACAGATGGGACGAACTGGAATTAAATTGCATTGATGCGCTTAGTGCTTTGCAGTATAGCAAGTATAAGAATGTGGGCGCATTGGGCGTTATCTATGCTTTCGTCAAGGCAGAGGCAGCGCAGCGTAGTTTTTACGATATTGCCACCGAGATACTGCAAGGTGTTACCGAGGGACTGGATATATTGGGCGACCAAAATATTAAATTCTGGTATGATGGTAGCAAGGCAGTTGATGCACAGACCGCTAACCGCTATCAGGTATTTAGGCAGCTTTCTATATCTGATTTGTTGTTTATGGGCGATGATGAGAGCGACGTTTGGCAGCAAGACGAAGTGTTGGAGGAACTTTTGAAGTACCTTAACTTACATATTGTGCAGGACGGCTTTAACTTCTATATCTTTTCGTGGGAATCCGTCAAGGCGACACCCGATAAGATTATTTGGCACGACATCGTAGCCAACGGCACTAAGACAACAGCGCAGCAAGCCGTAACAATCGCTTTGGCTAACGTAGCCGATTGCGATACCACAATAAGCATAGGCGACGTATATAACCAACTTCTATTAACCGCCAAGGTGGAAGACATCGAAAGCGTGATAGAAAGCCCATTGGACGATGATTTGTTGGTTAGCCCTTATATCAATAAGCAAAAGTACCTCACCGAGTATTCAAGCGACGGAGAGGGAAAGACCGCCTATAATGCTTTTTATGCTATGACCCACAACCAAAAAACCACGTATGGCGCAGGTGCTATTACTGATTGGTATGTGCAGGTGATGCGTAACAAACAATGGACGTTCCCGATGAGAGGCAACACAGATATAGACATCGTGGACTATTTCGGTAGTGATGGCACAAACCAACACGCTTTGCCCGATTGGTTAGGGCAAGCACCGGGGGCGGCTATCATGGCTTTGGGAAGCGTCAAGATGAACACGGCCAACGATGATAATAGCCCGACATCTAAGGTGAGCATGACTAACTATTTGGTAGTGTCGGTTAATGGCAATGGCGTAGACAATGACGAAAACAAAACCTACCCAAGTGTGGCAGACATACAGAAAAATATACCGTATGCCGTCTATACTGGTAACAAGGCAGGGGGCGTTTTTTCGCCGTCAGACGAGGAAACCACCAACTATATAGTATTGTCGGGTAAGGTTGTTTTAAACCCGATAATGAGGCAGACCAATACGTACACCAACCTACATAATAAGGAGTGGACGACATGGCCGCCGAATACTGAAAAGGGCATGATCTACGTATGGCATCAGACCGTACCGAGCCGTAACAATGGCGATGGCAGGTATTACACCCGGCAGTATTGGCAAGCCGAAACACCGGACAAAGAAGTATCATGGCATGAGGGAGCAGATAGCGGCTTTTATCCATATACTGGAGAAGGCCCAGAGGAATACGAATTTAAGTACAGCGCAGTAGGCGACAGTACCGACACTATCAGTAAGGTAGCCGTATTAGCCTGTATGTTGGTTATCGGCGATAAATGCGTAGTTGAGACCGGAACCGAGGGGCAGACAACCGATTTTGTTTGGCAGAAATATAAGGAGCAGAGCGAGTGCCAAAGCGATGATGAATATTATCAGCAATGCTTTACCATTGGCTTTGACCCTAAGATAGGCGACAAGTTGGTAGGTACAGAGTTCAGCATCCAAAACAACATCGACTATAAGATGGGTATTGATGCGGAGGGTATAGCAATACCGATTACCAAGGGCGACAAGATAAGTGGGCAGGTTAGGTTTATGATATTAGGCCCTGTAAACGCTACATGGGACGTTATCACACGCCGCCACCCTACCTTTTTCAGGCATACGAAGTGGAGCAGCTCATCAGTACCGCTTTTAGCCCATGTTAGTAGCATCCTGATTAAGTCGTTTGAGGTTAAAGTTTATAGCGATAATGGACTAATCAGCAATGGCAATGATGATAACGATATTATCTACATGAGCGACACAAAAGAAACCTTTGTGAACAAAAAGGACGATTTGGAGTTTAAGATAAATTCGGCATTGACCGCCACGGAGTGCGCCCAGTTGGGAGTTAGCAATACGGTGAAGTTATCCACACCGTTGAATATATCAACCGGGGACGGAGTGTTAGAGGTGTACGACCGAAACGGCAACGTTAAGGCAAAGCCCGAACAAATCTACGTGGATAGTTATTATACTGAATACCATAAGCCACGTATCGTGATGGAGCAGAAACTAAGGGACATTGATAATGTTGTTAGTCTGTTTAACCATTATCGCCACGAGGCTTTGGGCAAAGAATTTTTCGTGCAGGGCATCGGCAGAAACCTTATTGAGGGACGTGCCGACCTCACATTAAAGGAGATTGGCACATGATCGAAGTTAAGCAGATAGCGAAACCCAGGAACAGCGGCAGCGGTGGGGCATCCACCGGAGGCGGCAGCTATGGAAGTATCGGCAAAATGACCGAGGAAGCCAAGCACGCAGCCAAAGCCGATTTAGCGACACACGCCGAGCAATCCGAGTACGCAAACCGTGCCGGATATGCGAGCCGTGCCGCATATTCCGATTTAGCCGGAGACGTTGCAGAGGATAGCCCGATTAACAACCGCTTTTTGTCGAAGATTACCGCCGACATAGCGCAAGGGCACATTACTTTTCAGCAGGGCTTAACGGCTATTGGTTTGGCAATATTCAAGGACGGCGCACACTTTGGCGAGTTTGTCAAATCCCTGTATGCAGGTAAGGGCGCAGGTATTGACGCACAAGGTAACGCCGAGGTGGAAAGCCTGAGAGTGCGCAGTTACTTTGAGTGCCTGGAATTGATAGTAAACCGATTGTCTGCAATCGAGGGCGACCAACTTCTAACGGAGGCGGACACAATCGAGAGTGTGGACGATTTGGGCGATGGTTGTTTTGGTTTGCACCTGAAAAGCAAGTGGGACGGATATTTTACCGCCCAAGCCGAAAACAATGTACTTAAAGGTATTATCAATACTTTGGCGCAAGGTAGCGGAAAGTATTACACGGCATGGTTTAGAGTTAATAGCGTTAATACCGCTAACAACTACATAGAGGTGACGCAGTACCCGGACACAGAAGTACCAAGCGGCAAGAACTACCCACCGTGTGAAATGATGAAGATTGCACGATATGGAAACCAAACGGACACGAAACGCCAAGATTGTTTGTACCTGTCGAGCACAGAGGGGCGAATTGCCAAGCTAAAGGGAGTGACTAAGCCGATTTTGGATAACGCCAACTATGGTGCAGCTTTCGGCAGTTTGCCAGAATTTGTGTACGAGTTATTGGACGATAACGGCAACCCTTTGCCAATACGTGATGGTTTGGACTATATGTATATACCGGGTATCGTCACAATGGACGTTATCAGACTTAACAAATGGACTGGTAAGCCGTTGGTTACGTATGTGGATCGTGGGGCGTGGACGCAAAGCGGCAAGTACTATTGTGATGCTATCAACCCGGACACCGGGGAGTATGAGACATCAGACGTTTGGTTTAATGGCTGCAAGTACAGATGTTGCAAGAACCTCACAACGACCGCCCCGGCATGGAACAATACCGATTGGGCGATGATCGAGGGAAACCCAGACTTTGCCGTAGATTTCCAAGAGCCTGAAAGTATCGTGGACCCGGACAAAATAGACCTCACGCTAACCATCGTGGCGACCCTGTATAATATGAATATCACAGACGATATTTTGGACGCAGACGTAATGTGGACGAGATACAGCGAGGACGCAGAGGGAAACGAGAGAACGGCAAGCGACAACGTTTGGAGTTTGCGCCACACCAATACCGGAAAGTCTTTGCACCTCACAGCCGAGGACATGGATTTTAACGGCTATATGCCTAAAGTTATACGCTTTACGGCTACCGTTACTTTACGTGACGGCATGGGCAACGAAGCAGCAACGGCGGCAGTCAGTTACGAGTATTAATTTAAACATAGCGCAGTTATGAAAACAAAAAGATTTGATTTCAACTTTAAGCCACTGCAAATTAATGTTAGCATGGTGGTTGAGGGCGGCGTATCGGATAGTCAGAACTACGACGCAGACACCGACACATATACGCCCGATTACACCATAGACGCATCTAACTTGATAGTGCAGCCGAATATCGGCAGACTTGACAAAGACGAGGTTTTAACGCCGGGCTTGATTAATCAAGACCTCACTAACGTAGTCTGGTATGAGGTGAACAAAGGGGCGGCCGACACCCTGATAGATAGCACTAACCCGGACTTTGAGGTAGTCAGCAAGGGTGCAAAAGCAGGACGTATTAGGATCAAGAAGAACGCCCAACCGCAGATACCTATGAATCTACGATTTGAAGCGCACTACAAAGACCCACGTACTAATCAGGTACACCACATCATCAAGCCGTACCAAGTGCAGTGCAAGAACGCCACAACATATACGCCACTTCTGGTATTGGATGCCGCCGCCCAAACTATCTACAACCCATTGAGCGACCCAGACACGCAGACGGTACACGCATCATTGAGATTAGGCGTTAATGAGTGCCCGGAGAATAAGCGTTTGTTTGTTTGGGAGGTAATGAGAGAAGACGGAACATTTACCGCCGTAGGCAGCGACACCACGTTAGACTATGACGTAGAAATAGCAGCAGACGGAAACAGTTGTACCGTTAATCGTAGCCTCATGGGTGCAGAACTCTATTTGCGATGCAGGGCGAAGTATAGCCCGGACGGAAACCCAAGCAGCGTAACACTATCGGGCAACGCCCCTACTAAGTTAGTGGCATTTATTCGCAGAATCCCAAAATTTGAGTACGACATCGGCGAACTACCTACCAACCTACCAAGTGGTTTGTTAGAGATTGCGCCAACGGCAAAGATTTGGAACACTAACGGCATGATCGACAACCCGGAACGTGAGTTATTGCCGCTTTGGTATGTTGCGACAAACGCCCAGTCAGGAACGCTTAACTATTCGCTTATAGCGCACGGAATGACACCGACGCTTTCGACCGATAAGGTTAGCCAGACGTTAGGCGGCGTTTATGGTTTAGACGTTAAGGACGTTGGTCCGGCGTGTGCATGGGAAGATAGCGACGGCGCAGTATTCGTTGATGCAGACGATAACGTAATATTAATCAAATAACAATTTAATCAATATAAGATTATGGCAAGATACATTAAAGCAAATCCATTGGTTGCACGATACTTGCAACTGGAGAATGACCGTAACATGGTGAGTGATGGCAACTATCTTTTTTGGCAAAATGATATGTTGAAGTTTGGCCCACTAACCCAACTTAACGACATATTGGTTAAGATTGGAGGTATTGCACTTATGCCACATGAGGCGAGAAGTGAGCAGGACGGTACTATTTGCCGACCTTTGCCAATGGCGACCGATGCACGTTTTCAGCAGCCTATTAAGGCTAACGTTAATGATGCTATCGTAGGCGACAACACCAACACCGAGCAGGGCGCAGATGGTGAGGGTGAGAACACCGAAAGCTCCGACAATGGCGGCAACAGCAATGAGGGCCAGGCCAACGAGGAAAATGCGGAGGGCGACCAACAGCCGGAAGCGTCAGAGAGTGAGCAAACAGAAAGTAAAACCAAAAAGTAAGGAACTATGAGCAAAGCGAGTACAACCAGAACGATTAAGTTTATTGCGAAAGCAGGAACTTATACGGCATTGATCATGTGCCCAGATGGTGACATCTACCAAGAATGGGAGGGTACGGAATCCGACGTTACTAAGGTGTTCCCTAACTTTGAACAGACAAAGCCGAAACTTAACTTTGTCTGCATGAGTAGCCGAGTAGCCGAGGGAGTGGCAACGCCCGATAGTATGCAGTACTTTTTTAACGGTACGAAAATCGAGTTTAACGGCGATACGTCAAGCGGCATTTTTGCAGGCTACTTTAAGAAGTTTGCGCCAAGTGGTGACAACATCTACTATGGTTTGCAGATTGTTAAGAATTTGGTGGAAATCGCAGGTTTTGCCCCGGTAACTATCAAGATGGTGGCGGCTATCAGTTATGGCACACAAAGCGATAATATCCAAGCTACCTATACAATCCCAGTGCAGAAGGCAACAGGTACAAGTTATCGTGTTACCATCGCGGCAGGAGATAACAAGGGCTTTGTTATTACCGACAAGGGCGGCAGTTGCGTTTTAAAGGCAATGGCATACCAGAACTACGAGGAAATCACCAAAGATTTAACCTACGTGTGGGAGAAGATGGGAACCAGTGGTTGGGAGGTAATCAACGGCCAAACCGCCCAGACGCTTACAGTGTCAGGCAGCAGTATAGACACATACGGCGAGTATCGAGCAACTGTTAATCGTAGTGGTGTTGAAATCGGTAAGGACATACAGGGCGTTATGGACGCATCCGACCCCTACGACATCGACGCACGCCCAACACCGGAAGACGAGGCGATAAGCGAGGACGAGAGCGGCAACGGCAAAGTAACCTATACGCCGTGGATCGTCAAGCGTGGAACGAACACGCAAGCAATCAAAAACGCTAAGTTTTTCTTTGTCGTGAAAGATGCAGCAGGTGTTTACCTGAATAGTGACAGCGAGCGAAAAACAGCGGTTGCAAGCTATGCCGTAACACGTGCTATGTGTTTGCAAAGTGGTGGAGACATCAGCGTAACGATAACATCAGAAAGTTAAGCCTATGGGTGTGTCAATAACAAGAATAGTTAAGTTTATACGCAAGGGAAAGGGCGTAATTGTCGCCCAATCCCGAAACGTACATAACTATACCTACAAGGAGTGGACGGAGTTCTACGGACTTAGTGGGCGGTCAGTCAATTGGGACGGAATCATAAATGTATCTGATTTTTCCGTAGGCGACACGATGGTTATTAATGGCACGGTATCAGACAAAAAAAGTATTACCATCAGTCTTTACGCTAAAGTAACGGCTATCGACACAAACCGGGCTATAATAACGGCTCAATCACTATACTACATTGCAAGTGGTGAGAATGGAGAAGACGGAAACGATGGCATAGACGCAATAACCATTGACATTACGCCGCCGATTATTTTACACAAAAAGACGGCCACCAATACATTATACGCAGTTACCATTAAAGTATTTGAGGGTACAAAGCAACTGATAAGTAGTAACGGCAGCGGAAGCAGCTTTAAGTGTAACGTGGATACATCTAATTTCCCGACGGGTTTAAAAGGGAACACAGTAGCAGGCACAAATGTTTATACGCTTATTTTGGTGGTAGAAGCAAATTCCAATCCAAGCAAAGATATAGCAATATCTATTGTTTGTAGAGGCGTAACGCATAAACGCACCGTGTCATTTAAGACTGTAGCCGATGGGCAACCCGGAGCCAAAGGCGACAGAGGCCCGGCACTACGAGGCCCACAAGCGTGGAGCGATTGCGCCGTAGGCTATATGTTTCAGTCGGGAGCAAGTGGCGAGGAATACAAGGACGTAGTATTGTATGGCAATAACTATTATTCTTGCATCAAATCGCACACCAAGACTGCAAGCAACAACCCAGGAAGTGCAACCGATACTAATAGCGGACTTTGGAAGTTAGCCGACAAATTTGAAATGGTGGCTACAAAGATACTGTTAGCGCAGTATGCTTTAGTCAAAAATTTAGGCGTTGAGGCTATCGACATGAAAGACGCTAACGGTAACATCATCTTTCAGGCGAAAGACGGCAACGTTACTTGCAATAGCGGTACGTTCACAAATGGCACGTTCACAAATGTAAAAGTTATCGGTTCAATACGAAATCCGTTCAATTTGGCTAATGATAGCTTTGATGTTGATTACAGCGATAATGTGGCTATGCTTAGTAGCGGAGGCGGTTGGTTAGATGACTATTCTATGCCGTGGGACGTAAGCCAGAATGGAAGACGACTAACCATTGTAAACTACAAATGGGGCAGTACAATGGCGCAAGGTCAAGCCGCTATTAGTGCGCCAAATGGCAAATACTTCTTTGAGGATGGAATCCAAAAAAGCAAGTTAAAAGTTAGCCGTGAAATTGTGGAAATGATAGGCTACGGCACTACTACGGAGTTCTACGGTTGGATCGTGCTAAATCGCATTGACTTAATGACAAGTCAAAAGTATGGGCATTGTTTAAAGGCTTTGGCATTTGGCACGGTATCGGGTGGAAACAGTAGTAGCAACACATCAATAACGAGCAATACGTTTGATGGCAGCAGCCTAACGGTGTCCCGACAATCTGAAGGACTTTACCGGGTATCTTTTCCGAGTACGTGGTTTGCTTATACAAGTAATTGCCGTGTAATACTAACCGGGCGAGGTGTATGCTACGGTGCGAGTAGCCCAGTAAAAGCAACTATGCACTCATTGGGCAAAGGTTACTTTGATGTAGTTGTATCAGACGATGCAAGCCGAAACGATGGCAGTTTTGATTTTATAATTTATAATGGGTCAGATTTTGACATATTAAAATAGTAGTAATTATGGCAGTAAAGAAAACAAAAAAGTTGAGTGGTCAGGCAACAGTAACGACCATCAACGCAGACCAGAAAATCCCGGTAACGGATGCAAACGGAAAGGTTACGCTTATTTCATTGGCGAACCTCAAAACCGCTTTGTTGGCAGGTATGAACCTTAACGGCTTATACGATGGTATCTTTATTATGTACCATCGCAAGAGCGATGATTACCCACTCATGGTTAAGCCTCATAAGTGGACATCGTTACAGAACAGCGGCGAAATTGCCGACGGCGTTGTAGTGGTTGAGGGCGGCAAAATCTTAGTTGTAGCCCCTACCGAATCAACTTCTAAGCTAACGTGGAGTAGCGCAGCTATCAGCGGAGGCGGTACGACAACAACCGATCGTGTAACAGCGATGAACGATTGGAACGGTAAGGCGAACACGGCGGCTACCATCAAGGCAAGCAAAGCCGATGCCATCACCAATACGGCGCAGTATGCACCGGGCTACTGCAATCTGTATAGCCGTGCAAACGCTAACGGCAAAGGTTTGACAGCAGGTAAATGGTGGTTGCCATCGTTGGGTGAAATGTTTATGATTTACGCCAACATGACAAAAATCAATTATGCTTTGTCCCTGATTACCGGAGCCACCCAGTTAGTCGAAGATTGGTATTGGACTTCGACCGAGGGCAGTGCTCCCGACGCATGGTTTCTGCACCTCACCGGCGGTAATACGAGCGGTTGGGGCACTAAGGCCAGCAGCACGGGCAGAGTTAGGGCAGTGTCAGCATTTATTAGTTAGTTCTTAATTTCTTAGTCTTTAACCTTTAGGTACGGCGAAAGCCGTACCATTATAAGGCAATTTAATAAACAAGCAATGGCGGTAAAATTAGTTTCAAGTACAAAGATTTATTTAGATGCACGCAAGTTGTTAGACATCATTTTGGATATAGTGCCCAATTTCCCACGTGCCTACAAATTCACCATCGGGGCAAAGCTGCAAGAAATCGGCGTTAATCTGATGCAGGAGATAGCAGCGGCGTACATCAATAAGGACAAAGCCGAAACAGTAAAGCACCTAACCGAGTTTCAGGCAGAGTTTGAAACAATGAAAACGCTAATGAGAATTGCCGGAGAAAGGGAGTGGATAAAAGGCAGAGGAAAGTTTGCAAATATTATCGAGTTAATGGACGAAATAGGTAAACAATCGTCAGCGTGGAAAAGCAAAGTAGTTAATACGCTTTGTAGCCAGAATCGGAATGTTACGACAGACCGAGAGCGCAGTTTTCCGTAATAAATGGGGTTTATGCCGTCATTTACGGCTAAGAACAAGATAATAAACCACAGATTGCGGCCACCGAGAACAGTGCTACCAACGCATGGAATCTGAACCTCAACGACGGTAATACGAACAATTGGAACACTAAGGCCAGCAACACGAACAGAGTTAGGGCAGTGTCAGCACTATTTACAGAAGACAGAAACGTGACAAATGATAATATACAATGGTAACGACAGAGTGGCTTTTAGATGCTTACTTTGATTGCCGTCATAGCAAGAGACGAACAGCAAGCGCAATTGTATATGAAATGGACTACGAAAGCCGTTTGATTGCTTTGCGTGATAGAATCAATAACCGAACGTACCAACCGGGTAAGTCTATTTGCTTTGTCGTAACACGCCCAAGATACAGAGAGGTATTTGCAGCATCCTTTGAGGATAGAATCGTACACCACTACATAGCTTTGCGCCTAACGCCACTATTTGAGGGAATATTTAGTGAGCGTACATTTAATTGCAGAAAAGGCAAAGGGCAGCTTTATGGTGTTAATATGCTGAAAGAAGATATAAGGCAGTGCAGCAATAATTATACGGAAGATTGCCACATTATGAAACTTGACTTAAAAGGTTTCTTTATGAGCATCGACAAAATGTTATTGGCTGAAATGGTAGATCGCTTTATAGTCAGGTACTACAAGGGCGAAGACATAGACGATTTGCGCTACCTTTGTCGTGTCGTTATTTTACACAGCCCCGAAAAGAATTGTGAACGGCACAGCCCTTTGAGCTATTGGGAGAAGTTGGATAAGAACAAATCACTATTTACAAATGGTGAGGGTAAGGGCGTAGCCATTGGCAACCTGTTTGCCCAGATATTCGCCAACTTCTTACTTAATACGCTTGATTGGTTTATCGAGAATGAGGGTATAGAACATCATGGCAGGTATGTGGACGATTTCTATTGCATCCATAAGGACAAAGAAAAGCTATTGGCGTTAATGCCTAAGATACGTGAGCTATTAGCCAAGTTAGGTTTACGACTGAATGAGAAGAAGTTTTATTTGCAACATTACAGCAAAGGCGTGGAGTTTACCGGGTCAATAGTTAAGCCCGGACGTGTCTATACATGTAATCGCACGATAACAAACTTTATTGCAGCAGTCAGAAGACTAAACAAGGCAAACAACGAGCGTCAGGTATTACACGCAGTATGTAGCATCAACTCATATTTAGGTTTGCTACGACATACCAACGAGTACGCCACACGTCGCAAAGTGCTTAACATGATCGAGCCACACGTATTTAAAGAATATGTGTACATCAAAGGGCACTACGAGGTATTGGCAATTAAGAACAAACATAAATTGAGGTATCAAACAATGCAGAGAATTAGAAATGGCGACTACTGATAAAGACCCCATTACCCTATCATCCGATAGGTTGGATATGGATTTATTTAGATTGCTACTTACAAGGTATATAGTAGTAACAGAGCAGCGAGACGGCAAAGTGATTTATGAACTTTACAGCATCGAGCATCATGCAGATAATTGAAATAGTAGTATCGGTTATTACCGCTTTGGGCGGTTGGGAAATGATTAAATATGTGATGAATCGAAAGACCAACCGCCGAAAGGAGGAAGCCGAAGCCGACAACGTAGAATTTAACGTTTTGCGTGAGGCTATGGACTTTTTGCAAACTCAACTCAAAGATAAAGAGCAACGATTTGCAGAGCAGACCGATTTAGTGAGAAAGCAGAATTTAGATATTTTGCAGCTCAACAAGGAAAAGGCGCAGTTAGAATTAGACCTACAACGCTATAAGTGTGTAATTAAGGGTTGCGTTAAGCGTGACCCACAAAATGGTTATTAATATGAGAAAGATTAATGAGATCATCGTACATTGTACGGCAACCGCCGAAGGTAAGGACTTTAGGGCGGCAGACATCGACCGATGGCATAAGGCTAAAGGTTGGAATGGAATTGGCTACCATCATGTAGTAGATTTGGACGGTACGGTAGAACCTGGCCGACCAGAAAGCGAGGTGGGAGCACATTGCCTGAAGCACAACACAAATAGTATTGGTGTAGTGTATGTGGGCGGTTTGGCATCCGATGGTAAAACACCAAAGGACACCCGAACACCACAGCAAAAGGCGGCTTTGGTAAAGTTGCTTACAGAGTTAAAGCACCGTTACCCTAATGCCACGATCCACGGACACCGAGACTTTGCAGCCAAGGCGTGCCCATCGTTCGACGCTACAAAAGAGTACAAAGACATTAAGTAATAAGCCAATGAAGAAGTTTATAACTATCTGTATGTGCCTGTTAGCCCTGTTTGGGCTGATAGGCTGCAAGACAACAAAAAAGGCGGTATCGGAATCATCCACAACTACGAGAGAGGAAACCGACACCACCAAGTTTGCAACCGATAGCATCCACGTAGGTACTATCAAAACCGACAACCGGACTACGCTAACGTATTTTAGCGATTGGGGGTATATCGAGTTTGTCAATAACGGCGGTACGCTCACGATCGACACTTTGGGCAACCTGAAAGCCGATGGCGTTAAGTCATACCAACACGGCAAGAAAGCCACCCAGAAGAAAGCCGAGAATATCACCCAGAGCAAGGACAGCACCGACACCCATAAGCTGCAAGCAAATGGAGTGCAGAGCCGAAACAACCAACAAGCCAACAGAGAGCCACAGAAACAAGGCGTGAAAGCCTTAAAATGGTATCAGCGTACAATTTACCATATTGGCTTTTTATGTTGCGTAGCGGCGATTATTTACGCTATATTCTTATATCTACGGAGAAAAAAATAAAATCTGTTTTCTTAATAGTGCAAGCCCGACATAAGCCGTGAGGTTAGTGCCGGGCGATTTACTATTTACCAAATACGTAGTCAATCACTTTGCGGTTTGCTTCGTCTATTTTATCACGGCTAAACTTTATATAAACACCTGTAATCTTAGAGCCGTGAACGTGTCCGAGGGCTTCACTTATAGTGTCCTTTGGTATATCTAAATCAGCGGCATACGTTGCCCAGGAATAGCGACCCCAATATGATGTAATTTCTTTTTCTATTGGTTTCATTATTGGCAAATGGTTTTTTGTGTACTTTGGTTTGCCGTTGGCATCTACCTCAATGGGGCCTATACGTCTTAAACCCTCATTTAGATGTATCAGATAATTGGTATGTGATTTGTAGCGGTCAAACGGTGAAAGAAGATGCTTTTTGCCCTTATATCGCTCAATTATTTCCGCCGCTTCTGGCTCAACCTTAATACTATAAAGTTTACCTGTTTTTGCCCTACGGTATTCTATACGACCATCAATGTAGTTTGCAGGTGTTAAGTTAGCTAAATCTTTCATGTTAATACCCACCAAATAAATAATAAGTAAAAACATATCTCGATACTCGCTATCTGTTTTGTTAAGCTGCAAACCCATCATTAGGCGCAGTTTGTCAATTGGCACAACCCTCATTGCTGTTTCTTCTGTTGGTATGTGGAAGTTACGAAAAGCATAGTTTTGGGTAATGCCATCATCTATTGCAAAGTTTATCACATTGCGTAAGTTACGTAAGTGCATAGCACGACTATTGACGCAAAGCCGTGGCATCGAATTTTGAAAGCCGATTATCCATGTTTTGTTAATCTCGTTGAAATGGACTAAATCGGCATCCCCACAATACAAATTTACTTTTTTCAAAGTTTGTTCAAATAACATTTTTGTACCACCTGTTTTTGTGTCGATCACCTTTCTAAACATTGCGCCTAAAGTTGGAACGCCTACCGTTGGGGCATCCAAATCCATATTAGCAAGCATTTGGCGAAGTTGGGGAGGCGTAAGTTTTTGCCAAAGCCCCTTTTCTCGTAACTCCAATATACGGTTACTTACTTGCGTTAATAGCATTTGCAGCACACTATTAATTTTACGTGCGCCTTTGCCTATACATTGTTTTGTAGTGGCATCCCATTCGTCTGACTTCAAAAATATGCCTGTTGCTATATAGATGTTTGTACCATAGCCGACACAGATTTGCACCGGGTACGTACCATCTTTTAATGCCCTACGTGTGTCAAGTCTAATATTTGATTTTGCCATATTGTTTTGCTTTGTCTTTGCTTATTATTTGCTGAAAAATGCGCCCAAATATACCAAAATATACCATAAAAACAGCCACCAACGGCAT